GCCATCCTTTCATACATGGTTATTCCGCGTTTGGCCCGAGGATTTCGCACCTTTGACGAAGAGTAGCGAGCCAGCCGCAGCGTACGAACGACGCAAGGGTCGCGCCGCCGAGGCCAAGCGATCCGAGAGCGCGAAGGGCCGCGACATCGGCGAGATGCCGGCGATCGTGGACGCCGCCCGTCGCGCCGCCGCCCGCACCGACTTCCGCCTCTTCTGCGAGACGTACCTCGCCGAGTCGTTTCCGCTCGCCTGGTCTCCCGACCATCTCACGGCGATCGCCAAGATCGAGGGCGCCGTCCTTCGCGGCGAGCTCTTCGCGTTCGCCATGCCGCGCGGCTCCGGCAAAACCACGCTATGCGAGGCGGCCTGCCTCTGGGCCATGCTGTACGGCCATCGGCAATTCATCGTTCTCGTGGGTGCCGACCAGACGATCGCGTCCGCCATGGCCGACAGCCTCAAGGCCCAGATCGAAAACAACGACCTCCTCCTCGATGACTTCCCCGAGGCGTGCTACCCGGTGCGATGCCTCGACCGCATCGCCCAGCGTGCCAAGGGCCAGACGTACCAAGGCAAGCCCACCGAGATCGACTGGGCCGCCGATCAGGTGACGCTGCCTTTCATCAAGGGCAGCCCGTCCGCCGGGGCGTGCGTGCGGGTGGCCGGCATCACGGGCCGCATCCGCGGACTCAAGCACACGCGGCCCGACGGCAAGACCATCCGCCCGTCGCTCGTGCTCATCGACGACCCGCAGACCGACGAGTCGGCGGCCAGCCCGTCGCAATGCTCCACGCGCGAGAAGATCCTTTCGGGTGCGATCCTCGGGCTCGCCGGGCCCGGCACCAAGATTGCTGGCCTCTGCACGATCACGGTGATCCGTACCGACGACTTGGCCGACCGCCTCCTCGACCGTGCCCGCCACCCGGCCTGGCAAGGCGAGCGGACCAAACTCGTCTACGACTGGCCGACGGCCGAGGATCTTTGGCTTGAATACGGCGAGCTCCGCCGTAGCGGGCAGCGCAACGGCACCGGCACGGCCGAGGCCGACGCCTTTTATGCCGAGCGGCGCGAGGCCATGGACGCCGGCAGCCGCGTTGCGTGGCCGGAGCGGCGCAACGAGGACGAGCTCTCGGCGATCCAACACGCCTGGAACCTGCGCATCGACCGCGGCGAGGCGGCGTTTGCGGCCGAGTTCCAAAACCAACCCGTCGCCGAGGACGTGGCAAGCGACAAGCTCGACAAACGCGCCCTCGCCTTGCGGGCCACCACGCTCGCCAAAGGCATCGTTCCAGCCAACCACCACCAGTTGACGGCGTTCATTGACGTACAGGATCGCGTGTTGTTCTGGCTCGTGGCTTCATGGTCGGAGTCATTTGGCGGGCACGTCGTTCAGTACGGCGTGTACCCAGACCAGGGTGTTTCTTTCTTTGAGGCCGGCAGCGCGAAACGCACGCTGGCAAAGGTCGCAGGAAACGCCGCCTTTGAGGGGGCGCTAAACGCCGGATTGGAGTATCTGACGCCGCTGTTGTTGTCGAAGGACTGGAAGCGGGAAGACGGCACGGCAATGCGCATAGGGCAGATGATGATTGACGCCAACTGGGGCAAGTCGACGCAGACCGTTCGCACGTTTTGCAAGCGCTCGCCACACGCAGCGCTGATCCTTCCGAGCCACGGCCGCGGAATCGGAGCGTCGTCGCCGGCCCTTACCGACAAGGGCAAGACGCGCGGCGACCGCATCGGCCTCAACTGGCGGATCGGCAACGTCAACGGGCAGCGAAGCGTTACCTACGACACCAACTTCTGGAAGACGTTCACGGCCTCGCGGCTGCGCCTGGCGACGGGCGACCCGGAGGCCATCATGTTTTGCGCCGGCGAACACGACCTCCTCTTCGAGCACCTCACCAACGAATACCCCGTCCGCACCGAGAGCGCCCGCGGTCGCGTGGTCGACGAATGGAAACTCTCCGGCACCCGGTTTGAAAACCATTGGTGGGACTGCCTCGTCGGGGCGGCTTGCGCCGCGAGCATCGCCGGCGTGCAGCCAACGGCAACCGAGTCGGGCGGCAGGCAGCGGCGCAAAATACAGATCCCGTCGGGCCCCGGCGGCCGGCGTGTTATCACGGTGAAGAAAATCGCATGAATACCATCACGATTACTACCATCGACGGCCTCGACCCGCGCGAGAGTACGGCGATTGCCCACCGGCTCTGCCGGCCGGGCAGCGATTTTCAGTCGGAGGTTGTCCGCGTGGCCGCTGGAAAGGCGTCGAGCTCGACGCCGATCGCCCTTTGGCACCACGACGGCTCGCTCGTGGGCTGGGCCGCCTCGCACGTCTGGCAGGGATCGCAGACGCTTGAAATGTTTACCGATGAGCGTCACCGCGGCCGCGGCATAGCCTCGGCGCTGTCGGCCGCCCTTGTGGCGGCTGGAGTCTTGGAGCGTGGCCGCATTCTCCAGGTGTTCTCCGAGTCGACCGAGATGATCGCGCGGCGGCTCTGCTTCGCCGAGGTGCATCGCTACCGCCGCGAGGGTAGCGACTGGGTGGCGGCGTAGCCGACACACCCCCTACGGCCTCGGGCCTCTTTTGCCCTACCGTCGCAGCAATGAGCGACGAAGTTTCCAACAAGCTCGCCGAGGCGGCGGTCGGCCCCAAGCGCGTCCGCACCGACGCAGGCGAGGTCGAGGCACACGACCTCGTCGACATCATTGAGGCCGACAAGTACCTCGCCGCCAAGGCGGCGGCGGCGCCGACCAACAAACATCGCGGCTTGCGGTTCAATCGCATCATCCCGCCGGGGACGATCTAGGTGGCGTTTCTCGACCTCTTTCGTGGCCGCCAAACGCCCCGCCCGGCGGCGTTGCCGATCGTGCGCGCCAAGTACGACGCCGCCGAGAAGGGCGACGATTACCGCCACTGGGCCAACGCCGACGCATTCGCGGCCGATGCCGCCCTCTCGCCGTCTGTGCGCCGCACGCTCCGCAACCGGGCCCGCTACGAGCGGGCCAACAACTCGTACCTCGCGGGAATCTCGGCCACGCTCGCCAACGACTTGATCGGCACCGGCCCCCGGCTGCAACTCGACATCGGCGACGACGAGGCCGCCCGCCAGGTGGAGCGGCTGTTCTTCGATTGGGGCTGGCTCATCGACCTCCCGGCGAAACTCCGCACGATGCGCGAGGCTCTCGTCGTGGACGGCGAAGCGTTCGCCCTCATGGTCAACAACCCGCGTCTCGCGGGCGTGCAACTCGACCTCCGTCTCGTTGAGGCCGAGATGGTTGCCACGCCGACCGAGCTCATGCGGCAGACGATCACGCCCGAGGGCAACACGGTCGACGGCCTGGAGTTCGACGAGGTGGGGAACGTCATCGCCTACCAAGTGTTGAATTTCCACCCCGGCTCAAACTTCCGTATCAACAACCTCCAGTTTCAGCGGGTGCCGGCGGGCCAGATGGTGCATTGGTTCAAGCCCAGCCGGCCGGGCCAAAATCGCGGCGTTCCTGAGGTGGCCCCGGCGCTCAAGCTCTTCGGCCAGTTGCGCCGCTACACCGAGGCCGTGATCGCCGCGGCGGAGACGGCGGCCGACCTGGCGGCGTTCATACACTCGAACAGCCCGGCCGCCGAGGTCGACGAAATCGACGCCTTTGCGGCGCTTGAGATCAGCAAGAGGACGCTCACCACGCTGCCCGAGGGCTGGGACATCTCGCAACTCAAGGCGGAGCAACCGACGACGCAATACCCGGCGTTCGTCCGCTGCATCCTCAACGAAATCTCGCGCTGCCTCCAACTGCCATACAACGTCGCCGCCCTCGATTCGTCGTCCTACAACTACGCCTCCGGCCGCATGGATCATCAAGTCCATGCGATGAACCAGCGCGTCGAGCGTGACCAGCTAGAGCGCACGATGCTCGACCGCGTGCTCGCCGCGTGGGTCAACGAGGCGACGCTCGCCGGCATCCTGCCCGACGGCCTGCCGCCGTTCTCGGAATGGAACTGGGGCTGGGTCTGGGACGGCAAAGAGCACGTCGACCCGAGCAAAGAGGCCGGCGCCGCCGAAACGCGCCTCCGCACGCTCACCACCACGCTCGCGGCCGAATACAGCCGCCAGGGCAAGCGGTGGGACGTGGAGCTCCGCCAGATCGCCGCCGAGCGTGCCCTCATGAATGAGCTCGGCCTCCAGATGGCCGACGCCGCACCGCAACCGATGCAGCCCCAGGACGCCGCCGCATGATCGCCGCCGACTTCGAGGGCTTCGACGACATCTCCGACCTCATGGAGTTTTTGTGATGGCCGACAACATCAAACTCGCCTCGAACGTGACGTTCCTCCAAGCCGCCGAAGGCGACGCCGCCGCCGGCCCGAAGAAATTTAAGATCGTTGCGTACACCGGCGCCCCCATCCGCCAGGCGTGGAGCCGCGAGCCCGTTGTGATCGACCTGGCCGGCATGACGCTTCCGTCGACCGTTCCGATCGTCATGGGCCACGACTACTCGCTCGGGTCGATCCTCGGGCAAGGCCGCCCAAGCGTCCAAGGCAACGAGCTCATCGTCGAGGGCGAGATCCTCGCCGACTCCGACACCGCCCGCCAGGTGCTCGCGCTGGCCGCCGCCGGCTACGAGTGGCAGGCGAGCGTTGGGGCCGACGTTGGCCGCCACCTCCGGTTTGGCGACGACCAATCCACCACCGCAAACGGACAGGCTCACGTTGGGCCCGTCCGCATCGTCCGGGCTTCGACCCTCCGCGAAACGTCATTCGTGACGCTCGGGGCGGATCGCAGTACGGCAATCTCTATCGCGGCCGAAGAGGCCCAGGAGTCAACCATGGCGGACAACGCCAGCGAAACGCCCATCGAGGAGCCCGTCAAGGCTGCCGCGGTGGAAGCCCCGGCGAGCGTCGCCGTGGAAGCCCCTGCCCCGGCCGGCGACAGCGCCGAGCTCAAGGCCCAGATCGAAGCCCTCAACGAAAAGGTCAGCAAGATGGAAAAGCTCAACGCTACCCGCGACGAGCGGCCCGCCGCCCCGGCGGTTCACGTCGCCACCCCTGCCCCGCTCACCTCGCAGGTGATCGAGGCGTCCTTTGCCCTCCAAGGCGGTCTCCACGGTGCCGAGAAGCACTACGACGAGAAGACGCTCGAAGCGGCCAACAAGGCCCGCCGCGAGCTCTCGCTCGGCGAGGTGATCGTCCAGGCGGCCGTGAGCAACGGCTACGACGGCCCGCGCCGCCTCAACGCTTCGACCCTGCGTCCGATCCTCGCTGCCGCGTGGGCGACGCACTCGATCGCCGGCATCCTGAGCAACACCGCCAACAAGTTCCTCCTCGCCGGGTTCGACTCGGTCGAGTCGGCGTGGCGGCAGATTTCGACGGTTCGCAGCGTGAACGACTTCAAGACGCTGACGAGCTACCGGCTCAATGGCGGCTTTAAGTTCGACAAGGCCGCCAACGGTGGCGAGCTCAAGAACGCTGCGGCCGGCGAAGAGAGCCGGACGATTTCGGCCGACACCTACGGGATCATGACCTCGGTCACCCGTACGGACCTCATCAACGACGACCTCTCGGCGTTGACGGCGGTGCCGCAGCGGATCGGCCGCGGTGGTGCCCTGAAGCTCAACGACGTGTTCTGGGCGGACTTCGTGGACGATTCGGCGTTCTTCACGAGCGGCCGAAACAACCTGTCGAGCGGCTCGCTCGCCCTCAGCCTCGCGAACCTCAAGGCGCTCGCCACGAAGTTTCGCAAGCTGAAGGATCCCGACAACAACCCCGTCGCGGTCGAGCCTCGGATTCTGCTTGTGCCGGTCGATCTGGAGCTCGCCGCCGCCGAGATCATGGGCTCGACCCTGATCCAGAGCGGTAACACGAGCGGCCAGCCGGATCGCAACGTCCTTGCCGGTCGCTACCAGGTGGTCGCCTCGACCTACTTGACCAACACGACCGACTACTACCTCCTCGCATCGCCGGCCGATCTGCCGGTGATGGAGGTGGCGTTCCTCAACGGCGTCCAAAGCCCGATCGTGGAGACGGCCGAGGCCGACTTCAACACGCTCGGCGTGCAGATGCGTGGCTACTTCGACTTTGGCGTCGCCAAGGCCGAGTACCTCGCCGGCGTCAAGTGCGATTCGACGACCTGATCATGAGCCCGGCGGGCTGGTGATCATGCCAGCCCGCCGGGATTTCAAACCCACAAACACAGAAAGCAGGTGATCCAGATGGCTTCTTATGTTCAGAACGGCTCGCTCCTCGACCACACGCCGGCTGCGGCCGTCGCTGCGGGCGACGTGGTCGTGATCGGTTCGCTCGTCGCCGTTGCTCCGCGTGCTATCGCTGCCGGCTCAGTCGGCGCGCTGGCTGTCGAGGGCGTGTTCGAGATGCCGGTCGCCACGGGTGCCACCGGCGCCCAGGGCTCTGCTATCTCTTGGTACGCGACCTCCGGCGTGGCTCATGCCTCGACGGGCACCGCGGCCGGCAAGCTCGCCAAGGCTCGGCTCGTTGGCGACACGACGGTCCAGGTGTTGCTCAACCGCTAGTCCACACCGCAACCCCCGGCAGGTGCGCCGCCTCACGGTAGGCGCGCCGCCGGGGCGTTGTGGACTTGGAGGATGAATGGCCGACTTGTTGGCGCAGGGTGCATCGTGGCTGACGGGGCAGTTAAAGGCTTCCGCCGGCTCCACGGTCACCTACACACGCGGCAACGAGTCGGCCGAGATCGTGGCGACGATTGGGAGGTCGAATTTTGAGGCGGCCAACCAGAGCGGCGTGATTGAGCAATGGGAGTCTCGCGACTATTTGATTTCTGCGGCGGACTTGCCCTTCGGGCTGCCTGAGCGTGGAGATGAGATCATCGAAAGCCAAGGCGGGAGCATCGTAACCTACGAAGTGACGAGCCCCCGTGGTGTGCCCGAGTGGCACTACGGCGACGCCTTCCGCTCAATCATCCGCGTCCACACAATCGCCACCGACCAGGGCGTTACCTACCTCACGACAGAAAACGGCGAACAACTCACAACCGAGGCCGGCGAGTTGCTGGTGATCTAAATGGCTACCAAGAAAATCAGCCAACTCACGCTCGCGACCGGCGTCACCGGTGCCGACCTAGTGCCGATCGTCCAGGGTGGCGTAACCAAACGCGCCCTTGTGTCGAGCCTCGGCGGGATCGGTGCCACGGGGCCGACGGGCCCATCGACGGCGGGCCCGACGGGCCCAGCGGGTGCTGGCGAGGCGTATGTGACCGGCACCGCACCGGCGACCGCGAGCGAGGGTGCGACGTGGTTCGACACCGACGACGGCAAGTATTACACGCGCTACAGCGGCCTCTGGGTCGAAGTGGGCGGCAAGCACTACCCGTGAGGCTCTAGGCAATGCCGTTTTTCTCATTGCCCTCTGGAGCCTCGCCGGTGCTCGCGGGCAACGCTGCGCCGACGGGCGGCGTCGGCAACGTGGGCGACTTGTTCATCGATCGTAGCAACAAATTGCTCTACGGTCCCAAGGACGCCGTCACCGGCTGGCCCACCGGGATCGACCTTTCCAACGGCCCTACCGGCGTGACAGGCAGCGTCGGCGCCACGGGTAGCACGGGCCCGGTATCGAATGTGACCGGGCCAACGGGCGTAACCGGCAGCGTCGGCGCCACGGGTAGCACGGGCGCAACGGGCAGCGTAGCGTTTTCGGCCACCGGCCCAACGGCTCCAACCGGCGTCGGCTTGACGATCGCCGGAGCCGTATGGCTCGACGACTCTACGGGCCGCTATTTCGTCCGCTACGCCTCTAACTGGATCGAGATCGGCGTCCAGGGCGAGCGCGGCCCGACGGGCGTTGCCGGCGCGGCTTCAACAGTGACGGGCCCAACGGGGCCGCTTGCGACCGGCCCGACGGGGCCGGCTTCAACCGTGACGGGGCCGCCGGGCGCCACGGGGTCGACGGGCCCGAGCGTCACCGGGCCGACCGGCGCCCAAGGCGCCGCGTCAACGGTGACCGGGCCAACCGGTGCCACTGGCCCACAAGTAACCGGCCCGACCGGGCCGGCATCGACTGTAACCGGCCCCACCGGGCAAACCTCAACCGTGCCAGGCCCGACCGGCGCGACCGGCGCCCAAGGCGCGGCGTCAACCGTCACCGGCCCAGCCGGCGCAACCGGGCCGCAGGTAACGGGCCCAACCGGCGCGGCCTCCACTGTTACGGGCCCGACGGGCCCGCAAGTCACCGGACCAACGGGCCCGGCATCGACGGTGACAGGCCCAACGGGCCCGCAGATCACCGGCCCAACAGGACCGGCCTCCACCGTGACAGGCCCAACGGGCCCAAGCGGAGGCCCAACCGGCCCAACCGGCAGCGCCGCTACCGGCCCGACGGGCGGATTTTCTGCGGCGCAGTCAATCAACGCGCGAACGACAGGCTACACGCTGGCCCTGTCGGACGCTGGGACGCTCGTGACGTTCAACACAACCGGATCCGTCAACGTCGTCATTCCTGCCGCGTCGAGCGTCGCGTTCGCCACGGGCACCCACATTGACCTAGTGCGACTCAATACCGGCACTGTGTCAATCACTGGAGCCACGGGAGTAACCGTGAACGGAACGCCCGGCCTCAATCTGCGCGCCAGGTATTCAACGGCTTCCGCGATTTTGTATCAAGGCGACACCTGGGTCGTGGCCGGAGACTTGTCGACATGATTGGCAAGGCTGGCCTTTTCGGAAACAGATTGCTCGGCCCGGCAGACATTTCCAACCTAACGGGTTGGTGGGATGCTAGCGACGCCTCTACGCTGCTCGCGGCGGATAATTCAGCCGCCAGCGCCGGCGGAAGCGTTGCCACCATGAACGATAAATCCGGGTCGGGAAGGCATTTTGGAACGACTTCAGCGTCGGAGCGCCCAATTAGGCAAACGGGCGTGAAGAACGGATTAGACGTTCTGAGATTCGACGGGAGCAATGACAATATGGCTATCGGAAGTGCCGTAGTAAATGCCGCCGCATCCACTGTCTTTGTCGTTGCTGCGGCGTCGTCAATCTCAGCCGGAACGTGGGCAAACATCCAATGGAATCCGGTCGTTCTCCATGGAACCAATTCCCATGGATATTTTGCGGTGCGGTCCACTGGCACCGTCCACGCCTACGGGTTTGACGGGAATTTTGACGACAGTTCGCTCGCATACACGGAAGGCGACTGGCTGGTTTTCAGCGCTATCCACGACGGCTCAACATTGACGGCCAGGGCCAACGGCGTAGACGCCGCCGGCGTCGCTCACGGCACAAGCTCGCCAGGCGGGACGACACGACTTGGACAATCTGGTATCGAGTTTTTCCAAGGCGACGTAGGCGAGGTAGTTACCTACAGCGTGGCTCTATCTACTGAACAACGAGATTCGCTAGAGTTGTATTTACGCTCTAAGTGGGGCATCTAAAGAAAGCAAACCATGCCACTTACATGTCCAAGCAATCCAACCAACGGCCAGCAAACCACGACAGGCGGCCGTACCTACTCGTGGAACGGGCAGGCGTGGGAGCTTGTCGGCTCCGGCATCGCCGGGCCGACGGGGCCGACGGGCGTCGGAGCCACCGGGCCTACTGGCGAGGCCGGCGCGGCTGGCTCGGCCGGCGTTACGGGAGCCACGGGCCCGAGCGTCACTGGCCCGACGGGCGCCTCCTACACCAACATCGTCGTCACACCGACAGCCCTCACGGCTAATACCACCGTAACCGGCTACTCGCCAGGATCCGGCGACATCTACCGCCTGGCGGTCACCGGCTCGACGGGCGTCGTGATTCAAAACATGGGGATCACGGGCATCGACGGCGACGCCAAGCTCCTCGTCAACGTAGGGGCCACGGCCC